CGATGCACGAATGTGGCATTCATCCACAATCACGACGGCAGCGTTCGGAATGTCGCGCTTCGCCAGTGTTTGAACTGACGCCACCTGGACCTTAGCCAAAGGATTGGTTCTGGGGTGCTTGGCCTGCATCACGCCAATGCCGGTCACGCCTTCGGCCTCAAACGCATCCACGGTCTGGTTGATCAGGCTCAAAGCCGGAACCGTGAAGATCGAAGATTTGCCTTTGGCAAGGGCTGAAGCGATCAGCTTCGCGGCCGTCACCGTTTTGCCCGCACCTGTCGGCATCTGGCAGACAATGCGGCGGTTGCCCTTGCCAGCCGAAAGCCTGATTAGGCGCAGGGCCTCGATTTGGTGCGGGCGGAGTTCCTTGGGGGTGGCTTGGGGCTGAGGGAACATGCTTCCGTCCATCTCAACCAACCGACGTTTTTTTCGAAGGGTATATATACAGTATACCGGCGGACATGGTGTCCGGACATTTGTCCGGACATTTGCCACCCTGTTTGTCCGCCCTCATGTCCGCCCACACCTGCCCCATTTTGGAAACAAGATTGCGCGACGGATTACACCCAAGGGCGATCAAGGTTTGTTTCAGCGCGTCGATTTCCACCCAATATCGGGTCGCCCATCTCCCCCCGTTCTGGTATGCCACAGCACGGAAAACGCCCCAAGCTTCCAGCACCCTGAGATTGCGCCTGGCCTGCCGTTCCGAGCATTTGCCCATCTTGGCCATTTTGGCGATGCCGGGGTGCGCGGGGTTCCCCACCAAATGCCGACGGAGGCAGTGCCGCAGCATGCCCCCGGTTTGCGTTATCAGTGACGCGGGGAGCGGCGTTGTCGCCCTGCCCATGGCAGATTCAACAAGACGAGACAGCCCATCAATGTTGGCAACAGGCGTCGGTTTTTCAGTCATTGTAACCCCTTCGTGTGGGGCATGGGCTTGTAGCAAGTTCCCCAACCTGCTACACAGCCCATGCGTTGTGTCAAACGTAAGTATAGCCGCACCCCCGGCAAACGCAAGCCCTCGGCCTCACGGCCGGGGGTTTGTTGTTATTTACTGCAATTCTCCAAGGCCACGCCCGTGAACGAGGCCCCGTTCTTCTCCACCTCGCGGATAGTCCACCGCCGGGCGTCCTCAGTGTTGCCAATCGTCAGCCCCGACACCTCCTCGCCTATGGCCAGCGTCACGCGCTCGCCGTCCGTCGTGTGCGCGTGCATCTGGCCCTCTGCGGCTTTGTGCCAGGTCGCGAGCGTCCAGGTTTCGCCGTGGATGCGGATTGTGCCGGCGCGGGGGTTGGTGGTCAGGTGGAGGTGGATCAACGGCGCCACCACTTCCACGCAGCAAAGCCTGCGGAGGCGTAGCACTTTGCCAGGATCAACCCCGGCGCCCACTTGACGGTTCCGAACGCTAGCGCGCTAAACAACACGCTATCCAGCACGGCGCCCACGACGCCGGATGCCAGCACGGCCAGCGCCAACCCCTGCTTGCGAAGCCGATCATAGACGGCAAAGTCCGCCAGTTCCGACAAGAGGAATGCCACGGCTGAAGCGATGGCAAGGGCCGGAGGGGAGAAGGAAAGAGACAATACCGCGCCCCCGCCTATCAAAGCGGCCACACCCCAACGCGGAAGCCGCTCATGCAGGGCATCCCGTAACGCCAACGCCACGCCGATCAGCAACACACCAGACGGGGCCATAAGGCCGGGCGCCACCGAGATTAAGCACGGTCCGTTGGGGATGCAGACCGTCCCGACGTTGCCAATCAACCAATTCGCCGCAGGAATGGTCGCGAGGAAGGAAGCGGCGAGAAGGGCCGTTTTCATGAGAAAAGCCCTCCTTGCGCGGCGCGTTTGCCGATGTGGCGCGGGTTGCGGGCGTCAATGCGCGCGGCCATGCGTTCCGGCTCCTGTGCTGGTCGGTTCATCGTTCCGGCGTGGTTGCGGGCAACGTTCGTGCTGTCCGCTGAGGCGAAAGGGCCAAGCGCCTTCGCTCGCCTCCTTCATCGCCCGGAGCATGTGGACCCAGGTTGTGGACGGTATGGCTTGCCATGCCGCATCGATGCGCTGGCGCCATGCGGGGGAGCCCAGGGATGCAAACGCGCCTGAGCTGCCGATGCAGATGCGGGGGAACGCCGCCGCCAAGCGGGCGAGGCGCTCCAATCTCTCGTGCATGTGCCAGACCGGCGCAGACAGCGCGGGCGGCAGCGGGCATGCGGCGAGAAGCATGTCGTTCGCGGCTTCGTCGCCGTCGATCACGTCAGGGATGACGGCCCAATGCGGATGGCGGAGATGTGGGGCTACCCAAGAGTAGAAGTCGGCCCAATCGGTCTTGGCGCCCCGCGTCCAAGCCGAGAACGCGCCATTGTCCAGCATGACGGAGGCGCCGTGAGACATGCACCAGTCGATGTCGCGGGGGTCGGCCCACGACACGCAGAAGTGCCGCCCTGCCATCGGGGCGAGTGCGGCGCGCGGGGTAATGGGGGTGCCGTGGTAGTGGATCATGCGGCCCCCCACAGCAGCTTTGCTTGCCCGACAACCGGCTGCCATTCTCTGCCGGGGCGCGATTGCCATTGCGCCGGATTGGATGGCGCGCGCTCGGCGGCTTCGGTGAGTGTGCAGGGAATGATGGTAATGGTCATGTTCCACACGCCTTTTCACGCCGACGCGGCGGGTAATAGTTCCCGTTCTTGCTCCACCGCAGATGCGGCGGGTTAGGGAACCGATCAACTTCCTCGATGGATTCCTCGACGCGCACGCGAACCACGCGGCAATCGCGCTTGCCCCGCCATGGCCCGACACGCTCCCGCAGGAATGCCCGCGCTTCGGCCTCGGTCGGGAACAGCGCATAGATGCCGACCGGATACATCTCATGCCGCGCAGGCCGGTTCCCGTCAAAGTTCCCGAACAGCGTGCCGTTAGGCTTGTATTCCGACGGGGGAACCTTGATCGCCCAACCGTAGCGCATGCCGGAAATCTTGAGGTTGCCGCTCATGTGCCGCAGCCCTTACAAACAATCTGCCACCCCACCCGCTTCTGCGCCTTCCGCAGGTTCGTCCCGCGCTCAACCTGCTGGCTCTTGCAGTCGAGACACATCACCACCCAATGCGCGCCGTGGTTGCCTGACCGCGCGTAGTCGATGACTTGGAGGTTGCCGATGGTTTGGCCGGCCATTTCGATGAAGTCGGGGCTCATGCTGCCGCCCTCATGATGGCGCGGCCGATCAACTCCGGGATTTGCGGGACGACGGCGTTGCCGATGGCCCGCAGTCTGTCCACCCGAGCGGGAACCCCATGAGCCACTCGACCCACCTCGGGTTCAGGGGGCCACCCGCCGCCTCCGGAAGCTGCACGCCCTTCGTTCCACCTCCCCGTTCCGAGTAGGGCTTCGCGTTGGGGAACCGGTAGTCCCTGGCCGCTGGCGTCGGCCACATCCTCGCCGCGACCCCCTCGATGAAGCTCCCCAACCGTCCCCTTCTGAGATACCTCTCCGCCATCGCTGGGGTGCAGTTGGAGGTCGTGGAGACCTTGTCGGCGGTCGGCGTCGGCCACGCGCTGATACGCGATGATCCACACCCGATCCCGCCTGTGAGGGGCACCAACGGCGGCAGCTGAGATGCAATGCCACTCCGCATCATACCCGAACGTGGCCAGGTCTCCGAGAACGTCTCCAAGCCCCCGAAAAAGGAGTGCTGCGACGTTCTCCACGATGACGAAGCGGGGTCGTATCTCGCCAATAAGTCGGGCGTAATCGCGCCATAGGCCCGACCGTTCGCCGACAAGGCCTGCCCCGTTTCCAGCAACGCTGATGTCTTGGCAGGGGAACCCGCCGCAAATGACATCCACGGAAATTCCGTCTGCTGCCAGGCGCTCGCCTGTGAGGGTTCGCACGTCATCGTAACAGGGCACCTTCGGCCAGTGTTTCGCCAGCACGCGGCGGCAAAACGGGTCAACTTCACAGAAGGCGGCGGTCGTCATTCCCGCCCGCTCTAGGCCAAGGGAGAAGCCGCCGATGCCGCTGAACAGGTCCAAGACTCTCACGTAAAAATCCCCGCCTGCCGCGCCCTCGCCAACGTCTTCAGCCCCCGCGCCGTGGGTTTGGCGGTGCGAGTGCGCGGCGGCTTGTTGTGGCCCTTGGTGGGCACGTCCAGCGCGGCATCGTGGTGCATAGCGGCTATTTGCCAGCCAGCCGCTAGCGGGATGCCGTGGCGCTGTAGGGCCTCGCCTAGTTGTTCGACGGAGCGGCAGACGGCATACCCGTGCTGCAACGTGTCCATCACGCGCTGCATCTCCACCTGCGCCGGGCTTTGCTTATTCGCGCCGGCCTTGAGTTCCGCCATGAACGCGAACCCCGGCGCCAGCACCAGCACGTCGGCCACGCCCTGCTTAACGCCCTGCGCCTGTAGGTGCTGCCACTCTCGGGCGCGTTGCTCTGCCGTGCCTGTGTGTTTGCGTCCGTGTTCGATTGCAGTGAACCAGCACGGGGCGAGTAGGTGGGATTGTAGGAAAAGGCGGCATCGAGCTCGGAGGCGGGCTTCGGGTTTCATTAATCGGCGGCCTCAAAGAACAGATCCACCGCGCCACGCTCGGAACCTTCAAGCGCCCGCACGGCCTGGCGCCAATACGAAGGCTTGAGTTCACACCCAAAAAACCGGCGCCCCCGCTTCACGGAAACAACGCCCTCGGAACCGATACCGAGGAACGGAGAGAGCACCACGTCGCCGGGGTTGCTCCACATCGTAACGGCGCGGTCGATCAGAGGCAGTTGCAGCGGGCACAGATGGCGCTCGTCAGCAGCCTCGCGGGCCATATCCAGGCTCAGCGCGTCACCGATCCACTTCGACGCCTCGGCTTTGTTGTTCAGCACTGCCGTTTGGCTGATATCGAACCAAACCGGGCTCGCCCATTTCTGCCAAAGTTCAACGGGGAAATCCGCCGGCTTGTGGCCCACGGGTTCGGCGTTCTCGCCTGGCGCGCGAAAGATCAGCAGGTAGTCAGGCGTGCCCGGCCACGAGCATGTGCTATCTTTCAGGATTTGCTTGTGCAGCAAGTGCAGCGCCTTGGTCCGCGTCATCTCCACCACGGGATCGCGCCAGATGGTCACGCGCCGCACAAACGTCCATCCGGCGCGGAGATGCGCGGCCACGATATCATCGGAGAACGGCTTTGTTCCAATCACGCCATCTTTCCACTTGCGCGTGGGCAGATCCGAACAATGAACGGCGGACATGCGGCCCGGCTTCGTGATCCGCAGCTTCTGCCGAATGATGAACTCGTAGTGGGCGAAAAACTCGGCGTCGTTCACCGAATTGCCAAGGTCGCACTCGCTTTCCGAGTAGACAAACAAATCGCCGAACGGCGGCGAGTAGACAGAGAAACCGATGGACGCATCAGGCAACTGCGCCAGCACGTCGCAGCTATCGCCGTTGATGGCGGTCCATCGATCTCCGTGGGCAGAGTTCAAGCAGGTAATTTCGCTCATGCTCCAAACCCCCTCATCAGCCATGCTTCAGTGTTTTCACGCTGCACCATGAACCCGCCGTAAGCGTCCTCATGCGCCAGCCATACGCCATGAACCCGACACAATTTGACGATTTCCGCCATAAACGCGGTCGCCACTTCCTGCGACACCGGATCAGGCTTATTCGGCGGCGGCGCGCTTTTGTCGGCACGATACAAATTAGGCCTTACTGCATCCTGCAACCATTGCGGAACAGGCACCTTCACGCCGTCATCCATTGCGGCAGCCTCCCGGTATGAGTGGGTTGATAGGGAATGCGGGTCTGCGCCTCGACATTCCGATTGCGGGCCATAGCCGCAGCCATGGCGCGTTTCATTGTGGCGTGGTCGCCGGCCTTCCGATCGATCACGCGGCCGATTTGATCCTCGCCCTCGGCGACGATCAGGTGAACGTCAACGGGCCGCGTCTGGCCGAACCGCCAGCACCGTCGCACAGCCTGATACCAAGCCTCGTAGGAGAAGCTGCGGCCCACGAACGCCACACGGGCGGCGTGCTGCCAGTTTAGGCCCATGCCGGCTACGGACGGCTTCGTGATAATGTATCGCGCCTCGCCCATGGCAAACGCCGTCAGGGCCGCCTCTTTGCGTTCCGGCGTGTGTGATCCGCGCACTTCCACCGCGCCCGGCACCGCCAGCATTAGCGCGTCAGCCTCGGCGTCATTGTCGCACCAGATCACCCACGGTTCGCCTGGTTCGGCGGCCACCAACGCGCCTACAGCCTCGGCGCGCGCCTGTGCCGTCTCGCGCTTTATGGCGTGCATGTTCGTTGCGGATAAATCGGATGCGAACAACATCCCGGCCGCCGCACGGGTATCACCTGCCGCTTTGTGCCGGTGGATGTTCAACGGAGGCAGCACGAAACGCGATGCGTCATATCCGAGGTCTGCCGGCGTCTCTGCGCACCGCGCCCACGACGCCACCCAATCCCAGAACGCATCCTGCGCGTGGCCCTTGATGCGCCACTGTTGGCTTGCGGTGGCGGTGTCGTTGATGAACCAGCGCGACAGCATCTCCACGCTTCGCATCAGGCCGAGAAACTCCGCGTGCGTGCCCAGCTCCATATGATCGTTCGGGGCTGGCGTGGCAGTGCTGGCCAGCTTGAACCGGTGGCCTTCAAAGGAAGCGATCAACGCGCGCGTCGTGGCGCCCGTGAAGTTCTTCAAGATCGAGCTTTCGTCTAGGCTAACGGCGCCGAATTGCACGGTATCAAGTGCGGCAAGGCGGTCGTAATTGCATACGTTGATGCCGTCGCGGGCTTCGTCCTGGTGGCGGATCACGCGCACGTCGTAACCCAGCGATAAGCCCTCACGCTCAATCTGCCGGGCCACTGCGAGCGGCGTCAGGAGTAGCGCCCGCCCATTGCTTGCTTCGGCGGCTTGGCGGCACCATTCAAGCTGAATGCGCGTCTTCCCCAGCCCGGTATCAAGGAACATGGCGGCGCGGCCTTGGCGCAAAGCAAAGCGGACGCATTCGGCCTGGTAGTCGAACAGATGCGATGGCATCTCGCCCGGCTCTATTCCAACAGCCCGCGGGCGCGGGGCCTTTGACGCAAGGAACGCGGAATAATCGGGATGCAGCATCACCAGAAGTTCCCCACGCCCGGCGGCTCGTCCGCAAACTCAAACCCCGCCTGCGCCATCTGCGCCCGTATCTCCGCCTCCATATCGACGCGGTAAACAATACGCGGCGGGCTATCCATGATGGGCTGCCCGATCACACGAACCGGGCGCGTAGCGGTGCGGCGGGTGGCGGCGTAGGTGGCCTGTTTGGCTTCGTCTTCGGTCATGCGCTTGCTCCGAAATGCAGCCGCCCGATCTTCTTCTTCGCGCGGTCTTTCCAGTTACCCGTTTCGCCGGCCGCTTCGTGATAACGCCGGATCACGTCGCGCCCCTCGTCCAGCGTGGCCGTCGTGACTGCCGCTGCTGCCGCAGGGCAAACCTGGATACGCCCGCCCGCCGCAAGGAACGCCTCGACGCTCTCGTATCGGGGCTTGGGCGCGCGCGGGCTGTTGTCGCGCACCCACGATTTCGGCAGCTTGTTGGGCTTACGCGGCGCGGGCGGCGGCTTGGGCTTCGGCGCCTTAGCCACCTTCGGCCGGGGCGGAACCGTCACCATCTGCAGCCGCACCAGGCGACGCGCCCGCTTCTGGCTGATCCCCAGCGCCTTTGCGCTTACGGGAACGGAGAACGTAAGGTTGAGCGACGCTTGCAGGACCGGCGCCAACTCGACAGCCGCCGCCGCGTGGATGGCCTGAACCTTAATTGCACCGCGCTTGGCGCCTTCCCACATGCTTTCGCCTAGCCGCACAAGGCGCAGCTTGCGAGAGTGAGCGCGCATGCCCTTCATCGTCACCGTGTCGGTGCCGCGCGCTTTCCCGTAGAGCACTAGAAGCGCTTTCAGGTTGGGATGGGTGGCGAAATGCTCCACCAGCACGGCGCCCGCGCGGTCCATCTCGCCGCTGCGGGGTTTGCGGACTTTCGTTTCTATCCCGGCATCCGTCATCCGAAGCGCCACGGAAAACTGCGCCATGCCGAGGCGCCGCCCGATCTCTCGTTGCGACACGCCAGCCGCCGCCCATTCGCGCACGGCGGCGGTGGTGGCTTCGTCCCATGGGGGGAGCGCCTTGCCGGCGCTCATGCTGCGCCGTCCCGCACAAACGATTGCGGCTCAACCGCTCCGTTGGTCGCGCGCTGGATTTCCAACGCTATCTCCAACGGTGGCACGCGCCGGCCGGTTGCCCAGCGCGATACCTCTGAGGCATCGCGGCCCAGCATCGCGGCCATTTCGCGGAGGGGGATTTTGTTCGTTCTGAGATATTCGTGCAGTGTCATGACCGGAAGTGTGGCCATAATGGCAAGTTGGGTCAAGCGGGAAAAGTTTGCCGGCGCGGCATTTTAATGGTTGACGGGGCTTTGCCGTTCTGGCAACGTGGCGTCACTGAAAACGGAGGATGACATGAC